ATATCTATGGTCAAAGCTTTTTCAAATGCGTCGTAAACTTTACGTGCCGAAGCCGGGAGCTCGACATAGATGTTGTTGTAGGCCAACTCAGGTAAGTCAAGATGATCAAGAGCTGCCATCCGAAGAACTTTACCGTCCAACTTTTCTTGAATTCGTTTTTCTCCATCTTGCTTTAACTTCCATTCATAGCCATTGAACCCCGAGGGATAAAAGAACTCAGACCTAAAATGTGATATGTAGGGTCCAAAGGTGGCCCCCTGGTCAATTATAAGCTGTGGTCCAAATATATCCAACAGGCTATTGGGAGCGGGGGATCCAGTGAGGCCCCAGCGGCGTTTAAACTTATTTAGTACTGGCTTTAGTGTTTTAAATCTTTGTGTTTGCGTGTTCTTTAAATAGCTAATCTCATCCACGACTAGCATGTCAAAGATCCATTGTTTGCCATTTAATTTGCTTGATAGCCAGCGTAGGCCTTCAAAGTTCATAACATAAATGTCATGGTTTTGTCTTAGCACTTTATCTTTTTTACCGCCATGCAAAACACCGACGGATAGATTTTCAAACTGTTCCCACTTTTTAACCTCGGTAGGCCACACGGCGTATGTAGGCCTAAGGGGAGCCAGGACCAGCATTTTATTAATAAGCCCTTTAGCTTTTAAGACCTTAAAGGCTGAAAGGACAATGGCAGTTTTGCCAAGCCCGGGGTCAAGCCAAAGCGCGGCCGAGCCTCGCTCAATTAAAAACTTAACCGCTTCCTTTTGATATTCATGCGGTTCCCAAAACATTATCTATCCCCTCTTTAGAATCTACCACATACACTTCTTGCTTCCACTTATGAAGCTCAAGATGCACCTTAATTTGAAGTGGTGATAACTTACCATCTGGTCTTTTAAGCTCAACCCACATCACTTGGCCATTTTCCAAAACAACAATACGATCGGGCCAACCACGACTGAAACGCACATTAAGCTTTAAAGTCATTAAACCTTTTTTCTTACACTGCTTGGCAAAGTACCCCTCAAGGTCTCGTTCCAAAATTGGCTTGGGCTTTACCATCTGCACGGGCCTCCATTATCTTTTCTAAAATGGCAATACCTACAGTTGCTATTAGGATTGGGCGCGTAAATATCATCTTTGGCGATTGCTTCAATTCTATGATCTAAGTCAGCGCATAAATCTGGCAGTTGATCTCGAGTAAACACAACACCTGGGGCGTGCTTATTATGGTCAATGTAATCAATCTGTGTAACTACCGTGTCCACATAAGGAAAGATTAAAAATACAACGGTCGCGTATACTCTAAGCTGATCCGAGTAATCACGCTCCTTGCCAGTTTTCCAATCCGATACAATAGCGGTTTTATCATTAACACATAGAACATCGATGATGCCTCTAAAGACCGCGTCATCCGAGGCGTAATCACAAGCCGATCCGTTTTTATTAATAGCAAACTTATACTCAGGCATAGCCTTTTTAGCCTTAAGCTCATCAATGTAGTCAAGCCACCAAGATCGAGAACTATCAAGCAAAGGCAAAGCTAAAATAGCGTTTTCAAACTCGGAGTGTATTTCAACACCTCGTTCGGCCGCGGGGCCTGAAGGTTCTTTTAAATGGTCAATCCGCGTAAGCTTGTATTTAAACGGGCATGTTTCATAAGACTTAATTGATGAGTAAGAGTATTTCATTTAGGCTCAACTTTAACTTGCATGTTCTTCGCGGTGTTAACAACGTACTCAACATCTTTTGCAATACCTACAATGCCCGTGGTTGCTATGTACAAACCAATTGCAAACCCAATAATAAAATTAATCATTTTGTATCCTGATAAGTTAAACCCACCTTATAGTCACTGACCATAGGCACATCCATTGGAACGGCGTTGCACATAGCGTGCATCAAACATTCCGCCTCTCTTTCAATAGCTTCTATCGGCGCGCTGATTACCAATTCATCATGCACGCTTAAAAGCAATCTACTCCCTTGTCTAGTCTTTTGAAACAACAGCATGGCTGCTTTGGCCTGATCGGCCGCCGAGCCTTGAATCAAAAGATTAACACCTTTATAATCAAACTCTCTAAGTCTGCCGTAAATTACCTTGGCAGGCTCCATCTTAACCAACCGACCGCCAATGGTTTTAATAGGCTGCCCTAGCTTGTACCGAGTCTTCATCGTAGCTTGCATGCTTTTAAGACCCGGCGCAACCGCCGTCGTGTAAGAATCCATAAGCGTCTTTGCCATTTCATAGTCCACCTCCAACATTTCACTGATTTTCTTAGGCCCAGCCCCATAAAGTATAGCAAATGATACACCTTTGGAGTAGGTACGAGTTACTTCGCGGCCGCTGGCCTCGGTCATCATTTTGGCTGCGTAAGTATGTAGGTCCGCTCGCGCATCGGCTTGATACTGCTTCATTAAATTGCCACCTTCAAAGTGGGCAAAGATACGAAGCTCTTGAGCGTTAAAGTCACACGCCACCAACTTATGGCCTTCATCAGGAAGAATAAAGCTACGAATAAGCGGTAAAGGCGCAACCTTTAAATCATCAGGCAAATTTACTTTTGGGTATCTAATAGGCGCGTTTTGGAAGTTGGGGGTAGAGCTAAGCCTGCCCGTCCGCGTACCGCCTCTTTCACCACGTACACTATTCCAGTTCGTGTAGATACGGCCTGTATCTCTCCCTGAGTGTAGCCAAGGTTCAATAAATGTTGATAAGCAGGTGGATAAGTTGGCCCTGTATCTAAGGACGTCTCTAAGGTGTTCATTGGTTAACATCTCCTCAAATGCTTCTTTGGTTGCTTGTAATTGGCCTTTATCCGTTTTAGGCCACGATTTATTTTTATCCCAGTGCTCAGATTGATAAATAACTTCAACTAGCTGTTGATCGCTGTCTACATTCAAATCAGGAGAATTTAACAATGCACGAACCCAATCGGTACTTAAAGCAATATCCGTTTCTGCTTGCAGTTTTGCTTTTTCTAAACCAGGCACATCCACTCGAACACCTAACCTTGAATTTTCAAGTAACATGGGAATCAGGGCCATCTCACGTTGATAAGGCTCGGCCTGAGCGGGTAAAACCTTCTCCGATAAAAAGTCATACAACAAAGAGGTAAGCCTTACATCGGCCATGGCGTACCGGCCTACCAACTCGGTGGGGCCTCGACAAATATAGGCTCCCCAGGTAGATTTCTTTTTCTTGGCCTCGGGTACATTCTCAATAATCCACTCTTTTAGCTCATCTCTTTCATCAGGCTGAGCCAATTCATATGTAACCACCAAGTCTTTGAGGGACAAAGATTGTACATGAGGGTCATTAAGGAAGGCTAGGATTAAAGTATCATGAAGCCTTGATGTATCAGGTATGGCCAGCCCAAAATGTGTTTCTACCACATCCAGGTCAAACATAGCGTTATGAAAACATATAGGCCTAAGGCCACAATACACAGCGGTTAGTAAGTCATAGACTTCTGAGAACGTAGATGTGTTCCCATGTAAATGGTCAAAAGAATAATACGCGTTGGGGAATTGCCCCTCCGGATCATACACGGCCAACCCAACCGGTGAGGGTGGGTACTTTGGTCGAGCTTCGATGCCCTCGGTTTCAAAATCTAAAAAAATAGGCTTCATTTAAAACAACCTATACTTGGGCATGCATTGCACATCAACGATAATGTCACTCGTCATACCACTAATTACTCTTTTAGTCATAACAGGCACCGCTCGCATATTATTGCCTTCGCATTCCATGGTGGCTTGTATGACTTCATTCCTGCTCATTTGCTGAGCCTTAGGGTCCACGGTCAATTGCACAACGGGAGGACCAACTTGTTGTTGTTGTGGCTGTGAGCAGCCTGCTAAAATCAAAACGCCGACAATATATTTCATAAAGTCTCCTTAGGTGAGGGGGAACCACAAAAGCCGCGGTTCATTCCCATTCTCCACGTGGAGCTAACCCACGTTACCCCCTCATAAACTTACTTAAAAACGATCGGACTGGGTTGTAACATCAGGCTCAGTCTCTTCATTGATAGCCCCAGCCGATTCCATTGCTTTTTCCAATTCCTCTTTACTACGCTCGATTAACGCGGCAATGACTGCCTGATCATCAATAGTTTTGAGCATGGAAAAATTAACCTTGAACTGGGTCTTGGCGTCCGGGACAACCGCAATTTCACTTATTACGCCTAGGGGTGGCCGGCGGAGCGTTGCCGCTATGGTCTGCACATAGTTGGCGTAGTTCTTAAGGCTGGTTACTGGGGGCCTGATAGCAGCGATCTCGGCAGCTTTGACTGAGTCAGCGTCCGTGATGGCGTCGGAGGGAATAAGTAAAAGCCTACGTGTTTCACGGCAAGCCTTGCCTTTACCCCCAGTTGGTGATGAGCCCCACTCATTCTTAGGGCAGCCTTCACAGGAGGAGTGTTGAGGTTGTGGCGCGGCCTCGGATGGTTTCATACCCGTAAGTGTTTGACTTATAGCAAAACAGTCGGGCCCAACGACCTTGGTTGGGTCATACCTAGTTGAGTAGTAGAGCCTTTCAACCGGGGCGGCCAATATGATACAAGGCAATTTGTTGTTGGCCACGGGGTCGCCTCGGTAAGTCAACGTGCCTGACTTAGTAGAGAGGAAAGTGGTTTGCAAGCTGCTTTGCTCGGCCTTGACCGATTCCATAGCCATCGCGGCTAGTTGATCTTCAAATAAAGCAAGCTGTTGAGGTTGTTTGACTGTAGGCGTTTTTGCCATGATGTTTTCCTTTTAAAAATTAACGAGTTACTTGCGACGAACGGATAATTCCCAGAGTGTCGTGGTCGACGTTCCAGGTACTGTATCCCCTGCAGCCCACCGTTCTTTAAAGGCTGTAGAAGATAATCTTTTTTGTAGGAGCTCAAACTGACCCGTCGTTGTGACATGGTTGTAAAAAGCGTCCCAATCGGTAATGGCGGGGTGTGTAACCTGCTTCATGCTACATGTGGCTTTGTCAGACGCGGCTTGGTTAATACCAGCCTCTGCCATCTTGGCCATAATATCTGCTTCAATCCTAGCCAACTCTTCATTGCATGTTTTAATGCTGGCAGCCAAGTCTTCTTTTTGACCTTTGATTAAAACAAACTGATTGATTAAGTCATTAATATTCATACTGCATTCTCCTTGGCTTTTTGGATAATAGTTTTGATTAAAGGCTCTGGGGGTTGCCAATCGGCAGGCTTAACACAGTCATGCTGTGATCCAAATGCAGACCGTTTGTCAGGGGGAGCAATTACTTTTCGCATATTGGCTTCATGAACCACTTTAAAAATCTGGTCAAAAGGCAAACCCATAGCCTGAGCACAGCCCATGGTCACGTAGACTAAGTCAGCCAGTGCGTCGGCCGCGTCCACAATGTTTTCACATTCATTGGCCATCATGAACTCACTGAGCTCCTCAAGAATAAAGCGTGAAAAGTAACTTACCATCTCAGCGCTAAGCAATACTGGTGTGTCAGACACCTCCAGCTTCATTTGCTTTCTAAATACTCTAACTAATTCGTAATTTGTCATGCTGCCTCCATAT